AACAACCGATCTGGCTACGGACTTGCTCCTTGAGATCATCCATTAGAACTTCGGTGTCGGAAGTCGGGCTGCTGAACTGGTCTGCACCACTGTTGTAGGTGGACAGGTCGAGGACGTTACCAGTCTCGTACTGGGTGACATCAAGAACTTTTTCAGCAACTTGAACTTCCCAGGACTGCATTAGGCGGTTAGCGGCATCCTTGGCGGCATAGGCGCGAAGGTCGATAGCAGCGGCACCGTTCTTAGCTTCAGCAGCATTCTCCTCAGTGATCTGCCAAGAAAGGGCTTCTTGGCGGAGTGAGAAGTTCCGAGTTCCGAACTCGTTGCTAATCTTCTGGATGTTAGTACCAGGAGCACGTAGGAAACTCTGGGCAGCAAAGGCTTCTTTGCCGAATACCAAAGTCTTACCAGCCCGAACGTTCATAGAAACGGCGGGAGCGAAGAAAGTAGCAACACCTTCTGCGTTACGGTATCCCTGTGCAATTTGCGTTAGAATAGGGTCAATAATTCTAACTTGGTCAAGGTTCATCATGGTAGTTAATCTCCTTAGATTCAGGCGCCAGCTTCGTTACCGAGCTTTACGCGAATATACTGATTAGCACCAGCAGTGCCAATCACATCAAGAGCACGACCCATGATTACACCAGCACCAGCAGTGCTCGAAGCAGTGCCAGTAGTGGTGGAGTATACGGGAGCGTCTACAGCAAAAGTAGAGGTGCTATCTACTTCAACGATTGCAATACCGCTGGTTACAACGGAGAGGACGTTTTGGTAGGGGAATACACCAGACTTACGAGGAGTGGTGGAAGGGTTGCTCTTGCCTTCATAGGTACCAGGCCAGATATAACCAGTAGCACCACTGATGGCAGCAGCAGGAGCAGGCAGAACAGTAGCAGCGGTGTCGCTAGTACGGGCCATAACTCTGAACAGTTGACCATTGACGCTGATAGTGGCGCCAACAGTTAGTTCTGGATCAAAGTTAGTACCGGTACCGGTAACAACACCGGCAGTTGAAATTGCCAGAGTTCCGGTTAGAGCGGTGAGAGAGGCATCTTTTACATTATAGCCTTTTTCGGTCAGTTGACCTTGGCCATAGAGTTTGAAGATGCTAACGCCAGCAGCGTATGCACCTGCTGAAGCAGGGTAGGCTCCGTCTCTCTTAACGAAGCGGCAGCGTTCGACACCATTAGCAAGAGCAGTAGAGTTCGTGATGGTTACGGTCTCTACATACTTGTGGTCAAACGACATGTAACGTGGATCAGTTGCCATTATACTGAAGTTTTGACTGAAGTTGGAAACATAAAGACGAGTCTCTATGAACCTGTAGTAGTCCCCTCGTGTAACCAGAACAAATAGCTCTTGTCTGTCTATTTGCCGAAGTTTAACTCCGTTGTTACAGGGATTACGTTAAGAAGGAAGGGGATAACAAGTATCCCCTATTTTAATCGTAGACTCAGATTCCTTCTTCAAAAACGAGTCTTACGGCAGACATATAGTCTACACCTTTTTGCTCAGAGTACTCTAGAGCTTTCTCATGGATGGCTGCGTTTGCTTGATCGTACACATAGCCTTCAACGTTTGGCTTCTGAACTTTCGCTTTTTTAGGCGGAGCACTAGCCGGAGTAGCAACTTCAGAGAAGGAGACCATGGAGGGTAGGCTTTCAAGCACATTCTTCATGAAGTCAAACTGTGAAGCTTTACCAGTTTCGCTAAAGTTTACAGAGTTTTTAGGGTTAAGGGTTTCCATGAAGCGCACCAGATCTTTAATAGGTGCCACTCGTTCGGTCAACTTTCCTTCGCCATAAAGCTTTTCACAGAAATCGGTAATCTCCTTCTGACGCATTAGGCGTCTCTGGGAAGCGAGTTCTTCTTCTAGCTCGGAAACTCTGGCAGCCAATGGATCAACTGTCTGAGATTCCTCGGAGTAGGAGAGCTCCTGGGTATAAACGTCATCGCTTTCGTTTTCTTCGGAATAACCCATCATTCCCTCTCCCATATTTTGAGAATTCTGAGCCAATTTGTAGAGAGCCATAATTAGCTGCTCTTCGGTATGCTGAGAAGCTAAATCTGATGCGATCTGCTCATCGTCACTACCGGACATGTCATCTACTTCCTGTCCCCCATCGGCGCCAGCAGGAGGAGCACCAGCGCCTGATCCATCATCGGCAGGAGGTGGAGCACCAGCATCAGTTCCACTAGGACCAGCTCCGTCTGGGCCCACTGGGGCTCCAGTGCCATCGTCTTCGCTACCCATCTCTTTGCCGTCAGGACCCTCTACCATTGAAGCAGTTGCTCCGAGAGAGTCGTTACGCATCAGGCTGGGATCTGCTTGACCAGGCATCGGAGCTTCTGGGACCATGTTATCCCCATACTCCATATCATAAGGAGCAGGTGCGCCGGTTTCCTGGACCTCATTGCCTTCACCATCTTCGGTTTTTAGGCCATTGATGTTTACATTGATGGTCATGCCTCGTCCGTCAGCATGATCTACAATCTTTCTGTCGGGGGCTTCGGGTTGTCTTTTTGCCATGGTAGGAAAAGTTTCTTGGAATGAAATAGAAGACTCCCTTGGAGTTATTGTGATCGAGCCTTCGGGAGGAGTTTCGGAAAAAGCTGTAAGGCCTTTTACCGCAGGGATGGAAACCAGGCCGAGGTGACGCAATGCCAACTGGCCTGGAGTGGGGTTGGTATCAGCGTCAGGTAAGTAGAACGAGCTACTTACCTTTTTGAATACCCCATCACGGATTAGGCGCTCAGCCTTAGGGGTAAGTTCTACCTTACCCCACAAAGACTTGCCCTTCCGCCAGACTTCACGCACCCAACCTAGGGAAGGAGTGCCGTCATCTTGATCGTGACCTATAATCAGGGGTGCTTCGTGACGATTGGGGTCGTAACTAGACACAACCTGATCTAAGTCTTGGTCCGCAAAGACCATTTTTTGACCCGTAGAACTGATCTGTGGGCCAGATCGAAACAGTTCAATATAGACGGTGCGCTTTGGCTGTTGAGCAGTTAGCGGCGCATCATTATTCAGAACAACTTCATCCTGTCCCCCTGATGGGGGTGGAGTTAGCATTACTGGTCTTGTGCGAAGTCTACGTGCCATTACATTAGAGCTTTAACCGTTTTGCTCAAAAAGTGAGGTTAGTTGCGCTCAAGAAAGAGGTAAATCTTTCTTCATTACGGCTGAAACTATCGCTTAGTAGTGATACTTGACCGATTGGAGTACGTGCGATGGTAATCGCTAGTCTTTCTAGGGTCGGGCTAGTAGTCACATATGCGTCCATACGAACTGTACCGTTTTCTAGCAAAGCTGAAGTATTATTGCTGTTGTCGCAAACAACTAGATAGGCTTGCTCGGGGCGGTTACCATATAGCGCACCTTGACGGTAGAACTGGTTCAGAATTTGAGTACCAATGGACTTAATTCTGGAGAATACGGTGTTGCCACTGTCAATATTCTCAAACAGTACATCGTCAAAACTACGATTCATAACATCAAGGAGTACGTTTAGAATTACTCTCGTGTTTACAAATCTGAACTGCGGGTCACTGGACAGGGTTCGTGAGCCCCAAACCAAAACGCCTCTGTTGGGGAGTTTACGGATTGGGTTTAGTCCTAGGGCGTAGGTAACCTCTTGCTGCTGAGCAGTGATGTCAAACTTGACACCAGTCACACCTCTTAGGGGATAACGAGCACCTGCGGGAGGCTGTTGGAAACCCTCGTTAATGTAACGGCTGCATGCAACGCCAGCAACGTAGGCGCTTGGTGGAACGAATCTGTCACTAGAGTTCTTGAGATACGGGGCAAAGTAAGCCGCGTGACCCAGGGGAGCACCAATTACTGATTTGATATAGTTCAGCTCTTCCTGTGCCTGGGCAAGATTGTCGACATCGCCGCCACAGTCAATCAGGGCAATATGCTGAGTACCTGAGATACCTTCGGTGACACCGAATCTACCTTCAGCAGCAGAAACAAGAGCTTGAGACACTTTCAGTCTCTCCACTAAAGCTTCCTTGCGGCTTGCTAGGTCAGAATCAGCAGAGTAAGCGAGAACTTTGTATGCCTCAGGAGCGCACAAGAAGCCTGGAGCATAGTAGTTACCACCCATACCCTTTTCGATGGCATAGACAAAGTCTTGTGCCTTAGCCGTAGAACTCAGCTTGTAACCGTCATAGCTTACATCTTCAGTGATAGAGGTCAGCCTGACTACGTTGTCCTCAAGTAGGCCTTGACGGTTTACACCAGGCATTACAGGTGAAGCAACGCCATTTTTCGCAGTAATACGGACCCTGAGTACGTAGTCAAACGAGTAGAAACCGTTAGCTAGAGATTTATCTAGCTTAGCAGTGGCCCCTGCAGCAACAGTTACGTTGTTGGGAGTAACAGTACCAGCAGTAGCGCTAGTCAGAGTGGCAATTGTAAAGCGAGTTCCGTTTACAACGACTACGTCTCCCACACCAAGCTCGTTCTGGAGCTGGGTACCAGTGCCTGTTAGAACACCACCACTGATAGCTACAGTACCAGTTAAGCCGATATCTTCGATATCAGGGCGAACAAAGGGTGTGCCAGCAGCAGAAACTAGGTTAGAAACAGTGTGGCCATTGTTGGGAGCATAAGTGGTACCGGTGTAATTAGATCCGCTATTTACCGCCTCGACAGTGTAGTAATCAGACAGACCCTTTTCTTCGAGAATAGATACGATCTCGTCTCTAAGGTTTGCTGTTAGTTCGTTAGGAGTTCCACCATTTACAATTACTGCGCGGTTTTCGCCAGCAATTGACAGATAAAAAACCTGTACAGAGTCAGGAAGATAGCCAGTTCTAATCTGAACGCCACCACTGGTAGTTACAGAACCAGTCGGGACTACTGCGTTAGCACCAGATACTTCTTTTGTGAAAGTTGTGGTAGCTAGATCATATCTCCAGTACGCTGCACTGGCATCGGTCCACTTGTCTCCAGATCCTACACCAGAGCTAAGGTCTTTGGATACAGCAACGACCTTGTCGTCGGGAATAGTGGCAATACCCTTGCTGGCCAAATAGGCTTTTAGGATGTTGGACTGCCCAGTAGTTGGGTTATAAGTTCCTGGAGTTTGAGCATTAGCAGCCGCGATGAAAAGACTCAGAGCTGAACCGTCGATGTAGAGAATTCCTTCTCCCGTGGCGATTTCTCTGCTGCTGCAGCGAAAGTTTAGATCCTTAACCGAAGCAAGTAGTTTAACAACACTAGCGGTATTCAAGTTTAGCGGTGAAGCGTAACCAGTATCGCTAAAGTTGTAAGCAGTAAATCTTTCAATTTTTGGAAGAACAGTGGTATCCCTCGAGAAAATTCTGAATTTACCCTGAGTAGCCTCGGTTGCAGTCTGCTCTACTTTGTAGAAATCAGAAAAGCCATCTGAGTCCGCAGAGGACAGATAATTGAACAAATCTCTCGCGTTATCAAGAGCATCAATTGCGGTTGTAGTGATAACACGGATTTCATCGTTATCCTGGTCTACTACATTAATTGGAGTACCAAAGTATCTACCATTCAACTTAATAGCGAAGGCATTATAACCGCTTCCTGCGCCACTGCTCAGTAAACTAATGACAGTTTCTGGGGTGGGGGTTACTCTGGTGAAGTAAAGAATCCCATTGACGCCGACATTGTCAAAAAATCCTTTGATAGCATCGTAGGTAGCTAGAGCACCAGTGTTACCGGCCGGTGTAATACCTCCGATTCGTCTCAGATAGTCCTCTGCAGAGGAAATTTGAGTAGGCTGGTATGGTGTAAAATTTGAGTAAATCCCCTCGGAGTCAGGACCGTAATAGTCATCTGCCGGTGTCGTACCAAACAAATAATTTACAGCATGACTTGCCAAGGGCTGTGGCAGACCCCCAACCGCAGACTGAGTGACAAAGACTCCAGGGCGATTAAGAGTGGCTGCGTTAACAGTGATTGAAGTTGCCAAGGCTAACTCTCCGTGTTGACAGACCTAACACTTAAGCTTTCAACTAGGAAAAGTTAATTTTTACACAGTACCGAATGCCTTATAGAGTTCGTAGAGATTAGTCATAAGCCAATCAGAACAAAGATCCTTTCCACACTTCGCGTCTCCCATCATCCGTATAACTCTTCGCAGTAATTTATTAAAATCATCCGGACTTACTACACTAGAGACTAACTTGAGAAATCTGTTGAGTTCTGAGATATTCCTGTCTAGGCTAATCTGGTACAAAATTAGCATGTATCCCAAAATCTCTTTTGGAGTCAATTCATTACTGAATTTCTGTAGTGGTGGTTGAGTAGCTGTCACAGTGCTGGTACGGAGGGTCCTGGATCAATTATTGTTGGGGTATTGTTGTCAACCTGATCCATTGCCTCTTTATGGATAGTGCAAAGAGCCACAAATTTAGACATTGATACTTCCTCCATAAGTGCTAATCCTTGAAAAGACCCATTTTGAACTGAGTAACACTGTCTTAACCATGTCTCCTTGTCCATATAGTTGCGAAGGATATGTTTCTGAAGCTCTGAGAAAAGAACTTTTATCACTCTAGGAGTTAAAGATCCAAAAGATAGCCCCGGATCAACACACAATTTTTCTAAA